TGAACGGTGCCGTGATCTCGCCGATGTCGAGCGTATCGCGGCCAATGTATCGTCTTAGAAGATATACCGCGCTCCTCCAAGTGCTATAAGGTTGGCTGTTTTGTCAGTCTTTTCTAAGTGTATGTCGGTCTCATGTGCCGCACCATAAGAACAGAGAGACAATATTACACGTTGGGCTTGGGCTTCGTCTGTTGCTTTCTCGTGTATGACATAGAGCATAATGTGTTCGCTTTCTGACATTAAACTGGACAGAATCATATCCGCAAGAGTTATATCCTTCTCTTCCATTTATACATCTATTATATATCATAAAAAAATTCTATCAAAATATACTTGTATTAACAAAATTATCTTGTATATTTGCATTGTCAAGTTCATAGAACGGTAACCGTTTCGATAACCGAACGAATAATATTAGATGCAAATATAATGAAGAATCAAGAGATTACAAACAAACTGACCAAAAAGAAGATCCGATTCATCGATGTTGCGCCAGCGATAAAGAAGGAGATCGCCGCAGAACTGGGGTGTACGGTTGACACTGTGAATAACGCATTGAATCTCACATATCCTACCTATGGCGAACAGCCGGATCGCATCCGCCGGATGGCTCGTGAACGCGGGGGATTCGAGAACACCAAAATCAGGTGGGTGCGTGAATAACAACGGATGACAGGAGAAATTTAGAGAGGGCGGAAATTGCCCGCCATATCACGGTCAGAAGCTATCGGTATACCGTTCGAACCGAAGTTCTTACAGTTGCGCGAATACGTATTCTGACGCGAATTTGAATCTTTGTCATAATGCAAAATTTTGTGAATGATGAACATCCGAGATATACAGAATGCGCTGATCGAATCGGCCGATCTCGTGGCTTTGGCCGTGTGCCGTCGTAATGCTCCGAAGTCGGACATGATGACACGTCGGAAATTGTACGAGAGCTATCCCAACGACTGGCCCGACTATCATATCAAGCGGAAGAATATCCAGGGAATAAAGGCCGGAGCGGCTAAAAACTCTGCGATACTGTTCAGCCGGCTCGAAGTCGAAGCGCTCCTGAAAGCCGAGAAGATCGACGGGGCAGGATTGAAATGAGAGCGTCCGAAGCCGGTGGTGTTCATGATTGGTGTTTTTGAGAGAAGGGTGTTTTGCGGCTTCGGGGCTTGGCAAAGGTTTGCGCGCCTTTAATGTGCTGTATCTTTTCATATTTATTATTGTATTCCTCACTGTCCTCCGTGAGGCTCGCAGCAGGATGACGGCCGGGAAAGACCGGCAAATGGTGTAGTGGCGGAATGGTAGACGCACACAAAAAGATGGGCTGATAGTGGTCGGGCAACGCAAGTTGCGGAGGACGCTCCTCGGAAAGCAGCCGTGCAGGTTCGAATCCTGCCTACACCACAACGATAGCCACCCGCAGAGGTGAGGGGTTTGGTGCTCTGGCAAAATCACCCCAGCCCGCAAGGGCAGAAAGAGTATCGGGTAGGCCGATAATACCCAAATCGGCGGGTCGTGGGCAAGACTCGAAGAGACAGCCCCGCGACGGCGAATAGCCGAAGCGCAACAAACCGGCACAGGCTCCGAAGCTGCGACGACATGAGCGGCGAGGACCACCGGGACAAATGAATCCAGTGCGCCGTGGTGTAGGGGCAACACGTCACCCTTTGGAGGTGAAGTCGCAGGTTCGAATCCTGCCGGCGCGACAAAATAAAAAAACAAATGAAAAAAGACGAACTTCTCACGGTTTTCGGTACGCACGATATCCGTACCTTACCGGAATGTATCATGAGCCTGCTATTCGGGGATCAGGAAGTCCGCGACGACGTATTTCGCGAACTTATCCGCTGCCATGCAGGCGATCTTTCCTACGATTGGTTTCAAGAGGTCTACGAAGAAGAGTTATCCGAGCGGCGGAAGAAGGGTCAAGATTTCACACCTCGGGAGGTCTCTATGCTTGAAACGCAACTTACCGGTGCGCGCGAAGGTGTTATCCACGAACCTACTGCGGGGACAGGAGGTCTCATTATTCAGTATTGGTGGGAGTTGGCATCGAAGCAATTGCCTTGGCGTTTCAAACCGCACACCTGTATATTCACTTGCTGGGAACTCTCAGATAGATCGATTCCAATTCTACTGTTGAATATGGCTATTCGCGGTATGATGGGCGAAGTGTTCCATGGGGATGTTCTCGAAAATGTGGCCAAAGCCCGTTATGTGCTTCTTAACGAACAGAATGATGGGCTGGCATTTTCGGATATCGTTCGTGACGATCGAGTATTGAGTTATACGCATGCTAATCACGTGCATAAGCCAATGCAGCACGACTTATTCGATTAAAAAGGAGGATTTATGAAATTCGATGTCATAGCACAAGAGTGGTTCCACTCCAAGGTAGGACTTGTGAAGGATAGTACCCTGTCGGCTTATTATCAACAACTTCGCAGCCATATTCTGCCTTACTGGAAAGACATGGATGTGGAGTCATTCAAAAAGAATGATGCGCAGCTATTCATCGGCCAAAAGTTTCAAGAAGGCTTGTCGATGAAAACGGTGAAGGATTTAGAGATTACATTAAAACAGATTTTGCTATATGCCGTAGATGAACACGACATGAATGTTCCCACTGCTTTTAAGTTGAAATATCCTACGGCAAATCTGGTTTCCAAGAAAGAGGAGCTTCAGATTTATAGCCTCGACGAACAGAGGCGGATTGTACAATATTTCAGAGAGCATCCTTCTTATCGCACACTGGGAGTAGTTATTGTAATATGCACGGGACTTCGCATCGGCGAGATTTGCGGTCTGAGGTGGTCAGATATATCGTTAGAGAGCAATATGCTACAAGTCAACCGTACTGTTGAACGGATTGTCGATTATTCAACTGGCAAAACCAAGGTTGTCATCCAGTCCCCGAAGACGATCAACAGCCAACGTTCCGTACCTTTTCCGAGTTGGCTTGCAGATATCCTGATCTCCTTTGCTGCGCCTTGTCGTTCGGACTATTACGTGATTTCCGGTTCGGATAAACTCATCGAACCGCGTACTTATCGCAACTATTATCGGAATTTATTACTCAATAAGATAGGTTTATCGCGGTGTATCAAATTTCACGGATTGCGACACACGTACGCTTCGACACTGATTACCAACGGGGCCGATGTGAAAACGGTAAGTACAATGTTGGGTCACAGCACAGTCTCGACGACATTGGATATTTATACGCACTCGACATTGGAGTCTCGTCGAAAGTGTGCAGAAACGATCTTGATGAAATAATGCCGAGAGATGTCACCGCAAGTATCGAGACAATTATCAGCAACCATAAGTAAGTATTATTCCAGATGGCTTAATGCTTGCCGGCGCAAATCGGCATTTATTGGGATGGATTCCTATGCGGAAGATTTCCTGCATGATGCGTTGTTGTTGTTTCTCCGAAAACCGGAGAAGTATATTCAATCAGTATTATCTGACGAATCCCGTGGTGATAATCATCTATACAATCTCATTTTGTCGATGATAGACCATAAAACAACTGATAGTGTCCGGGCCAGACGGTCGTTGTTCAACATTGATGACCAATATAAAGATCTTCCGCTATCCGGAGATGATCAGATAAGATGGGCAGAGCTGTTCGAAGAGGATTATGCCCGATTTCGTGAGGTATCATGCAATTTAAGAAGCGACGATTTTCTCATACCTCTTCCTAACGGGATGTATGTTCGTCCAACCCAAGGATGGGTCAGCGGGTGGGTACATAGCTATTCGATAAAAAATAGAAGATACACGTATTGGCTGTACAGCGCCTTCGTGGGATCGCGTAGCAAGGGAGAGCACCCACGAAGATTGAAAACATCGTCGTCACGTCACGAGGCATATATGGCGTTGATGGAATACAACAAGCCATAATTTTTTTGCAAATTCAAAATGAATTCGTATATTTGCAATGCGAGATCGATACGATGATCGTATCAAAAGAACATAATTAACGCTTGTAATAAAGCGTTGCCCTTTGTCCACTTCTACTACGGTAGTCGTGTCGGTCTCGCAAACTGATAGGGGCAACGCCTTTTTTATTGCCCTATACATACAAACTTTTAACTGACAATGCGAGACCAAGTTAAAAGTAGCCGACCCGCGAAGAACAGTAGCGGGGCTACATCCGTACCTTACCCGTACAGTCACCTCACGAAATCGGAGATCGTTCGATTGTTCCACCTTGAAGATATTCAAGAACCACTCACGCCGCGCGAATTCACGCGCTGCGCGATTGCTGTTGTCTCCCGTTGGTGCGACAATGTACTCACGGGCCGCTACTCGTCCGTCGAAAGAGTGGGCAGCAAGCTCGACTGTCTGGAACGCATCTACAAGAACCGATAAAATAAACGATCATGGATTCATTCGAATTGAAGCCCGCGCCTCTCTGGAAGAGAGTGGCCGGTTATTTCTGGCGCATGTGGTATAAACGAGTCCATACTCAGCGTCGCAAACGCGATCTGTTCCTCTATCGAGAGCGCAAACGTCTCTCCGAACCGCAAGTGTTATGGCCGAGCTTGTGATCCTTGTTCTTTTCTCGTGTGTGATCCTGGCCGCCTACGGGTTTGCGGCCGCGCACAGAGCATATTTCGAACGGAAGTTTAACGAATTCTTCAACGAACGATGAAAAGCAATGTCATCATGACCCGCCCGCTGGGTAAATTCGAGGTATACCAACGCACGAGAGACGGCATGTTCAACGCGACGTCGTTGCTTGCGCAATGGAACAAAGCCAAGAACAGCAACAAACGAATACAGGACTTCTTTGAAAATCAGAACACCAAAGATTTCATCGAGGCGCTGATGGAGGAGGAAAATTTAAAGGTGCCAAATTTGGCATATTTAAAAACACGCGGCAAATACAACGGCGGTACATGGATGCACCCGTACCTGTTCGTGAAGTTTGCGATGTGGCTCAATCCCCGCTTCGAGGTTAAAGTCGTGAAATTCGTTTACGACCAGCTGATCGAGTACCGGCATCATGCGGGCGACAACTACAACGTACTTGCACGGTCAATCGCCGCACTTCCGGATGTGGATTATTCTCAGGTTGCGCGGGGTTTGAACTGGATCGTCTTCAACAAGCATGAACGCGACATCCGGAACACGGCATCGCCGAATCAGCTTCGGGCGTTGGACGACCTGCAACGCAAACTGGCCTTCTCGGTCGATATGGGGTATATCCGCACGTTTCCCGATCTAATGAACTCCATGCGGAGAATCTACAATCGTCAACATGCAAAATTCTAAGAGGGAATGAAAACGCCAAAAGAAGAATACACGGTTTATCCGAGTTTGAGTGTACCGGCCCGTTACGGGTATGACCTGCACACGAAGTCGAAAGCCGAGCCGATTGTGGTGGTCTGCGGTGTAGAGGAGCCGAAAATACATCTTGTTCCTTCCGAACTGCAAGAGTTCGCCAGACAGATCAACGAAGCGATCACCCATGATCTCGGGCTGGAATCCGGAACCTGCGAGGTTGAATATAGAGGTCTGACGACTTTGGTCGATTTCTACGCGGAATACGAATCGAGTATCGGCGGCAGCCACGACGATGGCAGTGTGGAGCGCTACGCCGAATACACGGGCGACAGGGTATACGTTCGCGTGGTATATGACCAATATGGCCGAGAATATCCGGACTATGCAATAATCCTTGAAAAGCAACTCAACTAACCAATCTGTCACACATGAAAACGAGAATCGAAATCTACGAGATCGCCCGCCCTGCGAACATTGTAGCATCGGGTTGTTGGAGCCGCAAGTTGCGGACGCAGGAGATACGCAAAGAGATCGCGTACATGATGCGCCATCTCGATGCGAAGAAGTTCACGCATCGAATAGTCGAGGAGGAGTAGGCTATGGAGACACGAACTATCACCCCCGAACAGAAGGAGGCATTGGATCGACGTCTTCCCGATGAAGCCGTCTCGCAGCATCCGACGAAAAAGTTTCTCTCGTCGATCAAGTCCATCTACGTCACGGAACGGCTCAACGAGGTCTTCGGCGTAGGCTCATGGCGTGTGGAGACGGAGATCGTCGAACGTTCCGAGCGCATGGTCGTCGTCAAGCTACGTTTTTCGATCCCTGAATACGGCATCTATTACGAGTGTTTTGGCGGCAACGATAACGCCGATCTGGGCGACGCCTGCAAGGGAGCGACCACGGATGCGCTGACGAAGGTTTGTTCCTGGTTGGGTATCGGAGCCGAGGTATTCAAGGGCAGACAGACCGGCGCGGGGGCGCCACCTCAGAGCTCCGTGCAACGCCTGCCGGCTGCTCCCGACCCGATACCGGCTGCCGCAGCCGTGCAGGCAGCTCCGAAGAAACGGATCACGGCCGATATGCTGAACGATCCGGTCTTGCGCGATCAGTTCATGCGCTGGGCGTACAAGGGCAGTACGACGGTCAAAGACCCGACGAAATTCGATGTCATCGCCTTCCTCCGTCGCACTTACGATGCGGACGATACGACGGCGGTAGTCTTCGCCAAATTTTACGACGAATATCTAAACAGTAAACAGCAGAAAATATGAACACACAACCTGTATTGATACGCGAGACGAGCAGCCCCACGGAGTTGGCGAAGCTCGCCGTCAACGCCGTTACCCGCGGAGACGTCGATCCGCTCGTCGCTTACGAGAATATATCCCGCATGGAGAAGGCGATCGAGCTGTTCAAGAAGTCCGAAGAGGTGCGCGACATTACGTTGCGCGAACTGGCTAAATACGGACACGGGAAAACATCCTCGGACTGTACGATCGAAGAGGTGGAGGCCGGCGTCAAGTACGACTACTCGGGCTGTAATTGCCAGGCTTTGGACGACCTGTACAAAATGCGTGATGCGGTCATGGCCGACATCAAGGAGAAGGAGAAGATATTGCGGGCGTTGCCGGCCTCCGGCCTGACGGATCCCGCCACGGGCGAAATTTTCTATCCTCCTGCGCGAAGCAGCAAGACGACACTTAAAGTAACCTTCAAAAAACGGTAGCAATGGCAGATTTAATCAATGTATCGCTCTGCGTGAGCGATATTCCCAGAGACAAAATTTTCGTCGCCGAAAACGGCAAGAAGTACATTTCGATATGCGTTTCGGAGCTTCGCCAGCCGGATCAGTACGAGAATACGCACTGCGTATTCATCCGTCAGAGCAAAGAGGAACGCGAACGAAAAGACGCGCGCACGTATGTCGGCCGAGGCAAGTCAGTTATCTTCCGTCCTGCGGAACCTACGCCGGATCAAGTCTCCGATTTGCCCGTAGCGGATAATACGGATGATCTTCCCTTCTGACGATGGATATGCGGATTACCGATGCGGAGGCGCGGGAAGCGCTCCGCATCGGTAATCCGCGTCCTGTCCCGCATCCGCGGGCATACGTTGCTGACTGCAAAGGAATTGGATGCGTTACGCCGCGGAAGGTTGTTATTGAAGAAAATAAACAAACGTCATGACAAGGATCGAACAGATACGCAGGGAGGCGCGAGACATCCAGAATCTTCTTGAGTGCACGACGGTCTCCGACATCGATTCGATGGTGCGTCGCTTGGATCAGCTGGGTGTATATTACGCTCGAAGCGGGGCATTGCTGAGCGAGGTGGTCGGAATGCGCGATGCAGCTGTGGCCAAACTGTTTGACGACGAGAGAGAGGCTATTCTCAGCCTTTCCCCGTCGCTTGCGAACAAACTGATCGGCAGTGCGTCTTCCGAGCTGAATGCCCTTGAAAAGTGGCTGGATCGGATCAATGCGGCGTGCAAGCATCAATGTGACAACCTTCGCACGATGATAAGTTTCGAGAAAGAGAGGATGCGGTTATGAGCTATATAGACCTGATACGCAAATTTTGGCAATTGGATGCAACGTGGCAATTTGGCTGCTGTGAATCGAGGCTTTACTTCTACCTTGTAGAACAAGCGAATCGGTTAGGCTGGCCGGATAACTTCACGCATTCCGACAGAAGACTGTCCGAGAATGTAGGGGCGTCACGCAATGCAATTTCGAGAGCAAAAAACCGATTGGAGCAAGCAGGTTTGTTGCGTATTGCAACGGGTGGACGCGGAAAGGGGAACCGCACAGCTTTTTCATTCGTTGAAGAGCCGAATCCCGAGTCCGGAATCGCTTCAAATGGTTCAATTGGCTTAAATATGAGCCAAAACATGAGCCAAAAACGGAGCCAAAAACGGAGCCAAAAACGGAGCCAAAAACGGAGCCAAAACGAAGGCGATACTTCTTGTATAGAAGATAGACTAGACAAGAATAATATTACCCCCTATAATCCCCCTAATGGGGAGACAGTCGTACTACCGCCCTTTTCGGAGAAGGCAGAGGTAACTGACTCCTCCAACACCCACCCCCAGTTCCGCGGCACCCCCTCCCGCGAGTTCTTGGAGTTTCAACAATGGATTTCGGAAAATGCACCGCGAGTCGCGAAAATGAAAGAGCCTTTTTCCGAGGCGCAATTCTCGGCTTTAAAAGAGGCTTATGCTCTTGACTTCATCCGTGACCTATTGCGCGCGATGCACAACTACGAACCCTTGCTGAAACGTAACCGTTCGGCCTATCTGACATTTCTGAATTGGGCACGTCGGCGTAATGAAACGTCGTTGTCCCGTTCGAACACTCGGCATCCGGCTACGACCTACCATGCAAAACCGACTCAACATTATGATGAATTCTGAATATGTCTTACGAAGAAATACTCAAACAACTGCGAACTGAGGGTAATCCGGTTCCATGCGCACGCTTCCGGTTTCGGATACCCGATGCGCGGACGGAATTGAAAAACGCGCTGGTTACTGTGCTGTCGGCAATGGGAGAACGATTGGTATGGCTTCCCGAATACGACAAGGTTGCAGCGTGGTTGTCGGATAACAACGGTAAGGGACTTTTGCTGTTCGGTAATTGCGGACGCGGAAAATCCCTGATAACCCGCTACGCCATTCCCATGCTGTTGCGCAAGTTCGCTAATCGAATCGTTACGGTCGTGGACTGCGGAGCGCAGGACGTATGTATCGACGAGGTATTAAAACGCAAGTTCATCGCATTGGACGATATAGGTGTAGAGGTGGATCGCGTCGAATTCGGTACACGCCGGAATGTGGTAGTCGAGATCGTGAACAAGGTGCAGGATAACCCCGATCGGATGGTTATAGCTTCCTCAAATCTGTCGGGTGAAGGCATCAAGGAACGCTATGGTGACCGGATATATGACCGTATTAAATACCTGTGCTATCGTGTTGCGTTCAATGGAAACAGTCTGCGCAAATGAGGCACGTTGAATCTCGTATACAACAGTCGTTCGTCCGCTGGTTCCGGATGCAATATCCGTCCTATGCACTATGTCTGACGAGTGTCCCGAACGGCGGACTCCGGAGTAAGACCGAAGCCGCAATCATGAAGGCCGAAGGTATGACGGCCGGTGCTGCGGATTTGCTTCTGCTCGTGCCGAGGGGCAAATACGGATCGCTCGGTTTGGAGTTCAAGACACAGGCAAAGGGCAGTCGTCAGAGTGCCGTACAGAGAAGATGGCAGGAATCCTTTGAGGCTGCGGGGAACAAGTATGTTGTAGTTCGCACGCTCGAAGATGCTATTTCTGCCGCAAATCAATACATGAATCCGGATAAACAAATTTACCACAATGGAATCAACGAAACAGATTAAAATCGAAATCCGCAACCGTTGGACGGGCTCGGTCGTATTTGAATACACGAAAGAGGGAAACACAATCACCGAAACGGTTTTGGACGCTATTAGGCGCGGTGCTGATCTGCACAGTGCCGACCTGCGCGGTGCCGACCTGTACGGTGCCAACCTGCGCGGTGCCAACCTGTGCGATGCCGACCTGTGCGATGCCAACCTGTGCGGTGCCAACCTGTGCGGTGCCGACCTGTACGGTGCCGACCTGTGCGATGCCAACCTGCGCGATGCCAACCTGCGCGATGCCGACCTGCGCGGTGCCTACCTGTGCGATGTCGACCTGCGCGGCTCCAACCTGTACGGCGCCGACCTGCGCGGTACCGACCTGCGCGGTGCCAACCTGTGCGGTGCCAAGGGATGTTATCTATCATGTCCGACCGAGGGTAGTTTCATCGGTTGGAAAAAAGCCTCTGGGCATATCGTAAAGTTACGAATTCCGGAAGATGCACGGCGCAGTTCGGCAACGGGACACAAATGCCGTTGCGATAAAGCATACGTCATGGAGATTCAGAACATGGACGGCACCAAGGCAACTGAGGATACCGTTCGTTCCGACCATGACAAAAACTTCGTCTACACTGTCGGTGCTACTGTGGAAGTTCCGGATTTCGACGATAACAGGTGGAGCGAATGCGCACCGGGTATTCATTTCTTCATCGATCGCAGAGCAGCGGTGGAGTATTAAACGGGATCAACCATGAAAGTCATCGTATCCTTTTCAGGTGGTAAGGACAGCCTTGCGGCGTTGCTTTGGACACGGGAGCATATCACCAATAATTTCACGACCGTATTCTGCGATACGGGCTGGGAACATCCGCTGACCTACGAATACATCCACTGTATCGCCGATAAGTTACATCTCGATCTGGTAACATTGAAGTCGAAGAAGTACGACGGAATGGTCGATCTCGCACGGCAGAAAAAGCGTTGGCCCTCGACACGAGCGCGGTTCTGCACGGTAGAACTCAAAACCAAGCCGACGATCGATTATGTGCTGGACGAAGTTCAGGACAATATGCTGATGATTCAGGGCATCAGAGGCGCGGAATCCCCGGCGCGGGCCAAGATGTCGGCGCAATGTACTTATTTCAAATACTATTTCGAGCCTTACGGTTACGACAAAAATGGCAAGCCGAAAAAGCACACCTACCGGAGTAAGGATGTTCAGGCGTTTCGGGCAAAGTTCGCCGACGATCTTCTGCGGCCCGTGTTCGACTGGTCGGCACAGCAGGTGATCGATTCGATTCTCGCCGCTGGTTTGGAGCCGAACCCGCTCTATCGGATGGGATACAAGCGTGTCGGGTGCTGGCCGTGCGTGATGGCTAACCAACGGGATATTCTCAATATATCCCGTCAGTCGTCGGAGCGGATAGACGAAATAGCGCGCCTCGAAGAAGAGTTGTGCTCATCGTTTTTCGGGCCAAAGAAAATTCCGGCCCATGTGATCGCCAGCGGTAACAAATACCCAGACATCCGCGATGTCGTGCGGTATGTCGAGTGGCAGAACGCAACGGGCAGCTTGTTCGACGACGACACGGCCACGAGCTGCATGAGTTATTACGGATTATGCGAATGAACAGTGGCGTTGCGGATTTTCGAAACGATAAATGAATACGATAAGCAATGAAGACAGGCAAAAAGATACTCGATGCATGCTGCGGCGCCCGTATGATGTGGTTCGACAAATGTTGTTCAGAAGCTCTGTTTATGGATATTCGCCGCGAGGAATTCATCGCTTGTGATGGGCGTCGTGTCAAGGTGGATCCCGACATAGTCGGAGATTTTCGAGCTATGCCTTTCGACGATGAATCGTTCCGGCTGGTTGTATTGGATCCGCCGCACCTCAAAAAATTAGGCAGCACGTCATGGTTGGCTCAGAAATACGGAATGCTTCTTCCTTCTTGGGAAACGGATATACGTGCTGCTTTCGATGAATGTATGCGGGTCTTGAAGCCGGAAGGAATTCTGATATTCAAAAACTAAACGAGATATGAAACTGACGAAAAGCGAAGAGTGGATAATATCCTACCTGAAAGGTAAAGACTATGTGTCGCCGTCGGTAATCGGCAAGGCACATTCCCAAGCCTTTGGGTTTAGTGAGACACACCACAGCAGTTGGGCTTCCCCTATCTGTTTAAGGCTGGTGAAAAAGGGTTGTTGCTGCGCAATGATAAGGGGCACTATAAGTTGGCCGAGAATAACCTCTCGGAGTAATACTTAAAAATGTCGAGATTCACGCAAAATCAAGATAAAACGAGATAATCATGGAAGAGATTAACGAGAAACTGAAACGAGCGGCCACGCAATACAAGTGGCAGGTATGTGGCCGGGAACAGCATGAAATATCATTCAAAGCCGGTGCCGATTGGATGCGCAAGGAGATGACTCGGTGGTGTGATCCCAAAGAGGCACTTCCGGAGGAGGGTCAGCGTGTGCTGTTAAAAGGGTATGACGGGAGATGTACTAATGTATTTCTGGGTTCTTTTTCGTGCGGTGTGTGGACTACTGACGACGATTTTGTATTCCACACGGATTCCGACTCCGTTATCGGGTTTGACGGGGTTGTGACTGGTTGGCGTCCGATTCACGAAAACGAATAGAACGATGGACATTTTGACTCCACACGACGGTGTGACGAACGATAAGATCGCCAAAGCGCAGATTGAGGCCGTCGAACGAAAGCAGAACGAATACAAACTGATCGGGCAACTGGTTCGGGTGCCAGGTCATACCCTCTATAAATTCAATACGGTTACGCGGACAGCGTCGAGAGCGGAAGTGGAGGTGTCAGCCGATTTGTGGCTGAATCCTGAGAACATGAAGGTCGAGAGCGACCGTAAATCGCGTGTCAAGGTCGAAAAGGACTGTTACTATGAGCAGGCATTGAACATGAAGAACTTTATCAAGCGCCTGCGCCGGCGGGGTATCGTCGGAATGGGCGAGGTGGTGAAACTCGAAAGGTAGAGGAAATGATAAAATACAGACGAACAGATAAAATAGGCGGGGATGAGACCGCGCCTTATGATGTAATATTCGATCGAGAATATACCGTTAGGGAATTCATCGAGTACATATTGACTCGTAATGAGTGGGGAAATATCCGGTTTATAGGCGGATCGAGTTATGGCTATCGTCAAAATCAGCTTTTATATCCGATTCCAGATAGATATATGGAAACGCGCATCGCGTCTGTTAAAGCTGCTGGCGGTTGGTCAAATATGGATTATTTGATAGAGATGGAAAAATAGAAAAAGAGGCGATCCCGAAAGATCACCCCTCACCCAAGAACAAAGGTAGTAATTAATTCGGGAGTTACAATGAACCATTTTATCTCAATTCAGGCCGCAGCCGGCGAGTACGGCATTTCGACACGTTGGATATGGAAATCGATTCGGGTGGATCGGACACTCGGCGCCGTTGTCCGCAACGGGCGGGTCTATCTGCGCCGCATCGAGTGGGAGGCATTTGTCGAACGGCATCCCCGACTTATCGAAGAGTGGCACGATTTACATGCACACCGACAATACCGCTATATCGGGCAATGAAAAAGAGCGAAAAGTTGAAAGAATCGTCTCCCCGATAGGCGATCTTTGCATATATGGGCAAGCTCACGATCAAACAGGAAAAGTTTTGCAATAAGTACCTCGAATGCGGTAATGCGTCCGAGGCATATCGCTATGCTTACAGATGTTCGAACATGAGCGATAACACGGTATGGAATAATGCCTATCTGCTATTACAAAACAGCGAGGTTGCAGCGAGGATCGAATATCTGAAAACTCACCTTGCCGAGGCTGCGGGCATCTCGGCCTTGCAGATCATCCGCGAGCACCAGAAGATCGCCTTTTCGGATGCGACCCGCATTCGTAACGGCTGGATGTCGCTTAAAGAGTTCGAGTCGCTCACGGACGATGAGAAGGCATGTATAAAGTCGATCAATACCAAACAGGTCAAACGGATCGCTTCGAATGGCGATGAGATTGTCGAGGAGTTCGTGAAGATCGAGTGCTACGACAAGCAGAAGAGTCTCGACAGCATCATGAACATGTTGGGTTACGCAGCGCCGAAGAAGGTGAAACTATCCGGAAAGATAGAAAATCCTGCCGTCGCTCCCGTCGTCATTCAAATAGACGCAGAGGATGCGTTGTCGATCGAAAAAACACCGCCTGCCGATGCATCGTCTGCCTGACATCCGCACCTATCGGGGGAAAGTGTATCGTTACCTCATGTATCGGTACATGCAGCACAGGGAACAGGATGCGGTGTTGAAGATTTTTAATGAAGGGTCGAGCCGTTCGGGGAAGACCTACGATGCCTTCGATTTTCTGTACGACATCTGTACGCTCGCACTATCCCCGCTCAATATCTTCGTATATCGAAATACGTTGCAGGCCTGCAAGGATATCACCCTTGCCGATTTCCGCAAGAAACTGACCCTGCGCGGCGTCTACGATCCCGATGCGATGCGCAGCGAGAATCAATATCCCGACTACTATATCAACAACTCCGTGATCCATTTCCGCGGATTGGACAGAATGGATAGCCGTGAAGGATACGATTGCGACATCATCTACATCAACGAGATGCTGGACGACATCTCGAAGCAGCAGTACAAAAATATCACGATGCGCTGCACGACGATGGTCATCGGCGACTGGAATCCCAAATATACCGAACATTGGGTCTTCGAACTGGAAGGGCAGCCGCACACCTATTTTACGCACACGACATACAAAGACAATCCGTTCTGCCCGCCTGGGGTTATACGAGAGATCGAATCCTATGAACCTACACCGGCGAACATTGCTGCGGGCACGGCCGACGAGTGGCGATGGAAAGTCTATGGATTGGGAATCCGTGCGGCGAAAGAGGGCCTTGTCTATCCGAATATCGACTGGATCGATGAATTTCCGTCCGACCTGGAAAGGGTCGTGTTCGGCCTCGACTTCGGATTTACGAACGATCCTACGGCACTCGTCCGTCTGGGGCTTCGGGGGCTTGATCTATACATGAAGGAAGAGTTTTATGCCCCCTGCTCCGATTCGGCCTTGCTCTATGATGCGATAGAGGGGACAGTCGGGCGGATGCCCATATTCGCCGACTCGGCGGACAAATACGCTAAAAATCCCGACTCGATGGTCAACGGCCTGCTGCTGCGCGGGCTCAGCGTGGTGAAGGCGAAGAAATATGCCGGTTCCGTAACGGACGGAATTCACATGGTCAAATCGTTCCGCCTCCATATCGTCCGCAGCCGTAATTTCCAAACCGAGGCCAATTCCTATGTGTGGGATTCGGTGAACGGCATTACGATCAACCAGCCGATCGACAAATTCAATCACTTGTGGGATGCGGCCCGATACGCTGTAATGGAGTATCTCTATTGGGTCTGCAACCGCCGAAAATGAAAAAACAGCGAAAAGTTCGGAGAACCCTCTCTTATCGCCCTTACATTTGCTTCAAAGGCTATGTGCAATGAGATTCAGCTTGAAGTGGCGAAGTAAAAGTCAGGACTTGACGACGAAATCGGAGTGCGGAACTCCGACAGCGGAGGAACAGCGGTTCGTCTCTGCGCGCGATTTTCTCTCGGCAATGGGATTGGGCAGCGGTAGTACGATCAACTGCGACACCGTTGCCGGACAGACTATCGCTTACGCACGGTGCAGCGCGTTGTTTTCGGTCGTGACCAAGAAATCCGCGGCAATTCGCAACGCCCGCTGGTGGGCTGTCGATCCGTCGGATGACGCTCGCCAGGTCGCAGGTCGCACGGAGGAACTGAACAGGTGGAAGCATCCGAATGACTTTCAAACGATCGAGGATTTCACGGCGATGATCGAAGCCTTCAAGGATATTTACGGAAAAGCCTATATTCTTCGCTGGGAGCCGGTCGGTGTGCCCACGGCCTACGAACTCTACGTGATTCCGAATCCGCTTGTTCAGGAGGTGACGACCTCCGAATTCACCGGTTTCCGGCCCGATCCGCAGATCGATTATTATATGGTTTCGATCAACGATTATCAAATTCGTGTCGATCGGGATCAAATGTTCGTCGTGCGGGATTCGGCCTATAATCCGAATATCTTCGGAGCATCGCAGTCGCGTCTGTCAGCCTTGCAGAACGCCGTCAATCCTTTCGTGTCGTCATTCGAGGCGCAGAACGAACTCGTCATCAACAGAGGGGCATTGGGTATCATCTCGTTGAATAGCGAGGATTTCCGGACATCCGTGTTGCCGGAGAACAAGGAGGATCGGGAGCAGGCACAAGCGGCCCTGCGGCGATACGGCGTGATGAAGGGCCAATATAAGTACATCGTGACCGGATTGAAGGCCGCTTTCGTGCAGATTTCGGCCAACATGAAGGACATGAATCTCACGGAGGTGCAGCGCAATGCCAAGAAGGAGATCGCCGATGCCTATCAAGTGCCGTATGTACTGATCGACACCGAAGGGACGACCTATGCGAATCTTACGGCGGCCGAGGTCAAATTGTACAACGATGCGATCAAACCGGATGCAGAGCGAATATCGGAGGTATTGAACGCGGTGCACGGGTTCGACGGATTCCGCATCGTTCCCTATTTCGATCACCTGTCGATCTTCCAGGAAGCGAAGCGGCTGTATGCCGATTCGCTGACGGCGGCCGTGACGGCTGCCAGCAACGCGATCGCCTCCGGTCTCATTACCGAGCAACAGGGGAAAAACATCATTGCAAACATTCTGGAATAATGGACAAACTACTGTATAAAAAAGTCATGAACCGCGGCGGGGCTTTCAAGCAAGCGCCGATATTGAAGGCCGATGTCGTGGACGAAGAGAAACACATCATTCTCGTGAAGTTCTGTTCGTTCGGAACGGTCGATTCGGACGGCGACATGCTGATGAAGGGCTGCATCAGCAAGAGTATTCAGGAGCGCGGGCCGGCGTCTGCGACGAACCGGAAGATACAATTCCTGTGGCAGCACGAGACGAAGAACCCGATCGGCCGCATCCTGTCGATCGAGGAGAAGGACGACGGCGGATACGCCACGGTGCAGCTCTCGGATTTCGATGCCGTGCCGGACGCTCGCCGCGCATGGGTGCAGATGCACGAAGGGGTGCTCAACCAGTTCTCGATAGGCTATCGGTATGTATGGGACAAATGCGATTACGATCCCGACCTCGACTGCCTGATCGTGAAGGAGATTATTCTGCACGAGATTTCGGTCGTCACCTTCGGCGCCAACGAGCACACGGAGTATATCGGCGACATGAAAGCCTTGGACGACATGGAACGATATGTCAAGGCATTACGGGAGACCGCGCCCGATGAATACGAAAAAGTACACAGCAGAATACTGTCGATGTTCAAAGCCGAGCCGGCCCCCGCGCCACTCACTTCACGCAGTTCGGTATTCGAAAAATTAGGTCAAATCAAAAACTGAAAAACATGGCATTCAAATTCAAGAAATTCGAACTGCCCGACAGCGGGGAGTTCTCGGATGTGGATCGCAAGGGCATGGAATTGCTCGGCAAGCACATCAACGACCAGCTCGAAATGCTGGCCGAGGGGATCAAATCGGAGGAAGAGATCGTCGAGTCGGTAAAATCGTCGCTCGGGAAACTGGGCGTGTCGGCCGAGAAGATCGAGGAGATCGAGAAGGCTCTCAAGGAGCAGGGGAGCGAGATCCGCCGTTCGATGAGCGGCAGCGCCGGAAAGGGCCGCACGATCCGCGAGCAGATCAAGGCGTTCCTTTCGAGCGACGAGGCGAAACGCGCTTTCGCGGAGAAACGCAATACGGCGCTCGAACTGGAGATCAAAGAGGCGGCTACGACGATCACCGTGGCGGCCAATACCACGGCGGTTGCAGCGCTCAACACCGAAGTAGACCGCACGATTCATTACGCGCCGAGCGAAGACACGCGCGTCGTAGAACGGTTGTTCAAGGGCTCGACCAACTCGCCCAATATCACGTGGGTGGATCGCAAGCCCGGCAACGGCGCTCCTGCATTCATCGCCGAGGGGGCCTTGAAGCCCGCTATGGACTGGTCGTATGTCCCTGAGACGTCGACGGCGAAGAAAGTGGCCGTATCGGCCAAAATCTCCTACGAGATGCGCGACGATTTCGACTATATGCAGTCGGAGATCGACAACATGCTGCGCACGTCGCTCGTTCAGGAACGCACGAAACAGCTGCTCACCGGTAACGGCACGGGCGTGAATCTCAAAGGCATCTTTACGGCTGCTGCCACCTATACGGCCACCGCGCTCGACGGGACGGTCGAAATGGCGAACAAGGCCGATGCGATCCGCGCAGCGATCCTCCAGATGCGGAACCTGAACTTCTATCCCGACGTGGTGATGCTCAACCCTTCGGATCGGGCCTCCATCGACCTGACGAAGGATTCGACGGGTCACTACATCTCGGACGAGCTGTTCCGGCTCATCCGCGGGGTGGAGATCGTGGAATCGACCTACGTCAAGGCCGGCGATTTCCTCGTTGCCGATACGAGCAAATGGAACGTTCGCCCGTACAAAGGCATTCGCGTCGAATTCGGGTGGGTCGACGACGACTTCCAGAAGAATCTCTTCACGGTCATCTGCGAGGAGCGTCTGCACTCGTACTTCGCATCGGTCGATCAGGGGGCGTTCGTCAAAGGCACGTTTGCGACCATTATCGCCGCCTTGCAGAAACCGGCTGCCGACTCTTCGAAGGTGGCAGCCTAAGTCAAACACGTTAAACGAAAAAGAATATGGAAACGAAAGAAGAAAAGACCAATGTGGACTTCAACGATCGCGTGACGGTCTACGGAACCGGCGGCCCCGGCAATACGCTGGAGAAGGGCAAAGCCTATGAGGTGCATCCCGTACATGCCAAGACGCTCATCAAGTTGGGCCGCGCCACCGAGAAACAGGTGAAGTAATTTCAGGACGCAGGGGTTTGATCGCCCCTGCGCCCGCTAAATACATTTTCCATGATTATCGACAATACCTATTTCGAGAAGGATCCGATCTACATCTCCGGCATCGCCAATCGGAAGGACGACAAGCCGACGGCGCTCGCTCAGGCACTCATCGATTCGGCGAACTCCTACATCGCCATTTACGAGCCGAGATTCCTCCGCAATCTGTTGGGTGAGGCACTGGCAGAGACGGCGGAGGAGAATCCGCAGATCGTTGCGCTGCTCAGAAACGAAGCGGTCAAGACCTCGCCCATTGCGAACTATGTCTATTTCTACTGGCTGCGCACGCATACTACGGTCGGCACACCGGCCGGCGAGAAGGTGCAGCGTGGGGAATATTCGGACGAAGCGAGTCCGCGCATCCGTGCCATAGAGGTTTGGAACGATATGGTGCGCCAATGCTGCGTCCTGCGGCCGAAGCTCGTCGAACTGGGGGCCGTGCCGGACTATTGTTCGGCAATTTTCGAACCCGCAAACTTATTCGGAT